AGAGGATCACTGCTCCAGTATGAGTGGACCTATCACCTGTTCAAGTTTCTCTGTGACCAATACACGCACAGGTTTAACAAGGTGCATAAGACAGATGCCAAGCTGAGAGAGGCACTGAAGACACCTCCTAGTCTTATGACTAAGATGGCCGAGTGGTCATCCACCTACGGGAACAAGTACACCTCACCACCACAGTGTATGCCTGATCAGTACAAGGTACTAGATGATGCGGTCCAAGCCTATCGTAACTACTACATAGGGGAGAAGGCATACTTTGCCAAGTGGGCCTATACACGTACACCAGAATGGTGGACCACTCATTGAAAATAATCTTGGCACTTCTTGTGCTTGCGCCTGTGCTTCCGGGTTGTGTTGGTATAATCACCAGCGCAACCGTGGGTAGCACTGTGATTGACAGGTACGAGAAACACCAGCTAGAAAAAAGAATTGAAGAGCTTGAAAAAACACTTGACAAGGAGAAAAAATGATGATAGTAGCTACGCTACAGGGGGTGACTAGTGAAAGATGATTATGATTATCACCCAGATGAACACCCCATAAGAGAACTATTGTGTATGGCAATATCACCAATAGGATGGGTTATCTTTGTCTTCCTTTTACTCTTGATCTGAGGAATAAAGAATGATAGAAGAAACAAACCAAGAAGAAGCACTAGTGACACACCAAGCGTGTCCCTGTGGTAACAGTTCAGATGCATTTGCACTTTACCCTGACGGACACGGTTACTGCTTCTCTCACGCTTGTAAGAATGAGAAGAAGAGATACTCTAAACAAGAACTACCAGAGGAGATGCAAAGTATGCTAGATCAGTACGGAGTTACTGAAGAAACAAAACAAGAAGAAAGCACAGAGGAATTCTTTTCTTCTGTCTCCCTTAGCAAAGGGACCTTTGAAGACATCAGAAATAGAAAGATCAGCAAGGAGACCTGCAAGCTCTTCAACGTCACGCTGAACATGAAGGACGGGAAGGAGACCAACCACTACTACCCGTACTACAACACCACGGGTGAGCACATTGCCAACAAGGTCAGAGGGCGGGGCAAGTCCTTCATCTGGGAGGGCAGCGGGAAGGAGGCCATGCTCTTTGGTCAGCATGTCTTTGGCTCCTCCACTGCCAAGGCCGTCACCGTTGTGGAGGGTGAGCTAGATGCAATGGCCACCTATCAACTGCTAGGCTCTCGCTACCCTGTTGTCTCCATCAAGAACGGTGCAGGCAACGCCCTCAAGGATTGCAAGAACAGCTATAACTTCCTCAACTCCTTCAAGGAGATCGTCATCTGCTTTGACCGTGACGAGAGCGGTACGCAGGCAGCTAACCAGATATCCAAGCTCTTCCCCAACAAGAGCAAGGTGGTGACACTGGACGAAGGCAAAGACCCATGCGACTACCTGATTGAGAACCGTTCCGCTGACTTTACCCGGCGGTGGTTTGCAGCAGAGCGGTACACGCCTGCCAACATTGTCAGGGGTGAGGACCTGCTAGACCGACTGCTTAACCAACCCACACCGGATAGCCTTGCGCTCCCATGGGACGGTCTCCAAGACCTGACCTATGGTATCCGCAAGGGGGAGATGTGGACCATCACCTCTGGCTCTGGCATGGGCAAGACGCAGGTGCTCAGAGAACTGAGCTACCACATACAACAGCACACCGAGGATAACATAGGCCTGCTCTTCCTAGAAGAGCCACTGGAGGACGCTGCCCGTGGCATGATGAGCCTCTACGCTGGCAAGCCACTGCACCTGCCCACCACAGAGTTTACTCAGCAGGAGTGGGACGATGCCTTCCAAGAGACCCTTGCCACGGGACGGTATGTGTTCTTTGATTCCTTTGGATCAAACAACATTGACACCATTGTGGATACCATCAAGTACATGCGCTATGCCTGTGACTGTCGGTACATTTTCCTTGACCACATCTCTATCCTTGTCAGTGATCAGAGCGCAGGTGATGAGCGAAAGGCACTGGACGAGATAGCAACCAAGCTCAAGACCCTGACCATTGAACTGGACATCTGGCTGGGCATGGTCAGTCACTCCAAGCGTCCCACTGGTAAGTCGCATGAGGAGGGTGGGCAGACCTCACTCTCTGAACTACGCGGCACCGCTGCCATAGGTCAGCTGAGTAACATGGTGCTGGGGCTGGAGCGTAACGGGCAGGACCCTGACCTGTACCGGAGGAATGTCACGCTGATCCGGGTGCTAAAGAACCGCTTCTCTGGCCTCACTGGTCCAGCCTGCCACCTGCACTATGACCGTGGAACAGGACGCTTGACACAGATAGACGATCCTGATACAGATACGGATACAGAAGTAGAAGCAACAGAGGCAGAGGACTTTGAAGAGGTACTATAATGAAGCGACTGTTCTTGGATATAGAGACAGATGGATTCAACCCTTCCCGCATATGGTGTGTGGGTACAATACTACTGGAGGACAATAAGGATGGTACTGAAGTTCAAACCCCTAGACTATTCACAGAGGGAGAAAGAGATAGCTTTGCAGATTACGCGGCACAAGCGGATAAAGTTCTTGGGCATAACGCTATTCATTTTGACTTTCGTATACTTGATCTTCTTTGGGGTGTACGCTTTCAGCCAGAGCAAATGCTTGACACCAT